GTTAATTTTTAATAGGACAGGAACTTCGGTTCCTGTCTTTTTCTAAGCGCTAACTCTTAGAAAAAGACAAGGAGAAATCATGGGCATTGACTTAGTGACTTTGGCACAGTATAAGGCCTATGTGGGAATTACCAGTACCACTCAAGATGCAGCCATTGTGGCCTTAATTCCACGCGTAAGCAGCTTGGTAAAGTCGATCTGCCGCCGCACTTTTGTGGACTGGGTAGATGATTCAAAAGTGGAAAACTTCCGTGGCGGAGACCAGTATGTGTTAGGGGAAACACCTGTGCTGCAAGTGCAATCAGTAGAGTACAGCTTAGACTATGGTGCCACCTACTCAGAACTCACAGAGTTTACTGACTGGGTGCTGGACTTAGAAAACGACAGCATTGTTCCCTTACAAATTTTAGGGTATGTGCCTGAGTACTGGGATGGTGTGATGAAGCGTGTAACCACGCCCACATTCCCCCAGCGCATCAATGGTTACCGTGTAACATATACCGCAGGCTACGAAACCCTACCTGATGACTTAAAGCTGGCTGTGCTGGACTTGATCACCTACTATTTACGCAATGACTCAGCAATTCACACTGCAAAAACCGGTGGATTTAACACCATGCAGATTGAGTATGTGAACACCACCAACTTGCCTTCACACATCAAGCGTGTGTTGGACCTGTATACCGCTAGCTATAACTGATTATGAGTTCCGCCTCCGGAAAACAAGCGTTGATAAATATTTTACAAGCAGCGTTAAAAGAAGATACTCGTGCTAAGTTGGATACCAGAGTACATATTGCAGATTTAAATAAAAATACATTAATTCGTGCAAATAGATTAGATTTTATATCTGCCAATGCTGCAAGTAGCGAGTTTACTACATCTTATAAAAAGTTTATAGATGTAGTAGCTAGACTAGTACCTAGTATAGATAAATTCAATAAGCAGCAGTCTGATCTAACAGACGTAGAATTAGCAATGTCAATTGTTGGTGATGAAAAAATTAAAACTGCAAATATATGGTTAGAAAAAGAAAAACTTCTGGTTAGCTCTGGTTTTTCTTCCATGTCTACAATACGTACAAAAATTTATAGTGACTCGGCTATAATTAATGATATTTATTTTGGTAAATCAAATAGAGTACGTTCTATATATGACCAACTAAAAGACAGGGGTATTGAACTAGATATAGATACAATACCCGATGAAGCTACTTTAACAAGTCTGTTAAAAAGTACTTCTGCTAAAGATTCTTTATATATATTTCCAGATATGGGCACTAAAAATGCTTTCGGAAATTTTAAATCTTCAGGCGGTTTAAAGGTACATAGACTAACTAGTAAAAAAGAAGGTAAAAAATCTATAGGCATGCTGGTAAAAGTAAGTGAAACATCTTATGACACTGTTGCTATAACAAGGCCGGACGGAACAGTAAAATTTGAACCTGCTAAAAAATATATTGGGTATAAAGTTGCCGAAGAGTCAACCGGAGATATATCAGTATATCCAAACCCAGAAAGTAGTACTGACGCACTATTATTAGATAAAAGACTACTATCAGTAGCTGATATAGGTCATGCATATTTTATCGATAGAGCTACTGGTCAGACTCCAGCAGGTGAAAAATTAAAAATACCTAAAGAAATTGTAGATGCATTTACTGATACTCAACTTCAAAGAGTTAATACTGAATTAGCAAAACTACAAAAAAGATTAAATAAGGCTCATGGAGCCATAGATTTTGCTTTTTATAAACAGACAATACAAGATAAGCTTAGTAGTACAGCTTCCGGCACAGTTTCTATTAACGATGCTTTATTAGTAGTTTTTCAAGATTATAAAGTAAATAACAAATTAAGCTCAGTTGAAAAGAAAATATTATCAAAGTTTGTAGCTGTTGTTACTAAAGAAATCTTAAAGGTACCTGGTAGTAATACACTAAAACAAGATTTGATAGATATTTATTCTGATAAAGCTATTGCCCCCTTGCTAAAGTTAGGCAATAAAGCCTCAAAAAAGTTAGTTCCAACATCAAATCTTGCAGTAAGAAAAGATATTAACTTTACTACTTCGGTACAACAGGATAAAGGAACCCCCAGTAAGCTGTCAAAAAATAAAGCTAATGTAAGTATACCCCGAACTACATTACGCACATCTCAAGGCAGATTCACCAGCTTGGCCAGTCTCCAGACCCTGCTGAACTTGGCCCTCGCACAGCAAATTCAAAAGAACATGGGCACCGGCACCAGCAAGAACATCCTGAACTACCGCACTGGCAGACTTGCTGAGAGTGCACAAGTTACCAGCATGTCGCAGAGCCGTGAAGGTATGTTAACAGCATACTACACCTACATGAAGTACCCGTATCAAACTTTTGAACCAGGTTATGCTCAAGGCAGTCCCAAAACTCGAGATCCCAAGCTGTTAATCTCCAAATCAATTCGTGAGATCCTGGCAACACAAGTCAACAATCGTTTAAGGGCTGTATTAGCCTAAATTTACGAGGTATCGGCCTAATTACCCGTTAACACTGCCTGTACAGTGGCCTCACTTATTTACAGGAATAAGAAAATGACAATCGGAATTTATAGATTGGTATTCAAAAATACCAATAAATGTTACATAGGTCAGTCTGTGCACATAGAAAAACGTTTTAAAGAGCATTTATATAGTTTCAAAACCGAAACTGCAACCGAAAAGCTACTTGAAGCATACAAAACTTTTGGTAAGCCTACGTTAGAAACACTTGTTGAATGTTCCTCAACTGAATTAGACATTTTTGAAGACGAAGCTATAGAGATATTTAACGATAACTTTAATACTTATACTACTGCAAATCAAGCACCTTATGGTAAAGGTACAGAAGCTAGTAATAGTAAATATACCCGAGAGCAGTTAATAAAAGTATTTCAATTATTATCTACTAATAAATCTTTGATAGAAATTAGCCAACTAACCGGTGTACAAAGAGGTATGGTATATAATGTTTCTATCGGGTTAAATCATGCTTGGTTACAAGAGGAATTTTCAGAAATATACAGTAAAATACTTCTAGAGAACACTAATAGAGCCGCTGCAAGATATGTTCAAGCTGCGTTACACAACAAAACAAATTATTGTGCAGCCGCAAAAGGCATTAGATACCCACTTATACAGTGTCCAGAAGGTTATGTGTATAGAGTTCACAATGTACAACAATTTGCACGAGATCATAATATTCCTAAAAGTTCTTTACACAGGGTACTAACTAAAGAATCTAAACAAGTAAAAGGTTGGACTCTATGTCAAGAAGAACATCAATCGTAAAAGCTTTAGCCGAAAAGTTTAAGTTAATCAACGGTACGGGTGTGTATAAGACCAACCTGTCTGGTAACGCTTACGCCAAGCTTAAATTCTGGGACGAAGTGCAGGACCTACCAGCAGTTTACATGAGCCCAGGTTCAGAATCACGTGAGTACTTGCCCGGCGACTTTACCTGGGGTTACTTGGGCATTTCCATAAAAGCATACTGCAAAGGCGAAGATAGTCAACAGTTGCTTGAAAACTTGCTGGAAGACTTAGAAACCAGCATAGACCAAAATCGTGTGTTAACATACGATGCCGCTCTGGGTTATGAAACCACAGAGATCTTGATCTCTTCAATTACAACAGACGAAGGGCTCCTAGCTCCGTACGCTGTTGGAGAAATAAACCTACAAGTGCGCTACGCACTTCAGTAAACCCGGCAAGAGGCTGTTATGCAGATAAAAATCTAGCAACACAGTTCAGCATGCCAAAAAACCAAAAAAGGAAATGTCATGGCATTAAATTTAATTCGTAATAGTAGAGTGTTCTTCTCTACCAACGTAGACTCAGACGGCGATCTAAGACCTCACAGTAATACTCCGTACGCGTCAACAAACACTTTTGAACTGCAAGTATTGGATGGATTTACTTTTTCACAAAACGTAAATGCAGAAACTGTAACCCTAGCAGAAGCCGGTTCTGCACCTGTTCGTGGTCAGCGTAATTTCAACACCAGCTTAGCTCCTGTTGATTTTTCGTTTTCAACTTACATTCGTCCACGTAATCAAACCACAAAGATTACTGCAGAAGAGTCGGTGTTGTGGAATGCCTTGCTAAGTGACGCAGCAATCAGCAGCACTGCCTTCGGAGGTACTACACCCGCCGTAACAATCAGTGCCACAGGTTTAGCAACCATTACAGCTACTACCATGACTGGGTTACCAGCAGTTGGTGACGTAGTAACGCTATCAGGTATTGCTACAACTCTTGGAGCCACAGGTCAAGAAACATTAGCAAACAGTGCAGGTACTGTGCTTACAAGCACTGCAAGTAGTGTTACTATTCAAATGTGGAATTATTCTACCACTGCAATTACCAGCGTTACTTTTACAGCAGGCGGTTTAAAGTGGACCAAAGCAGCTTGGGCAGAGTCAAATACTGTATTCAGTCAAGCAACCACAGGCACCAGTGATAAAAACCAACTACAACAGTTCGGTTTGCTGTTCCTAGTAGACAATGTACTATATGCAGTTGATAACTGTGCTTTAAACCAAGTTACTGTAGATTTTGGCCTTGATGGCATTGCAACAGCTCAGTGGACAGGTCAAGCTACTGCTTTACGTCAGTTTTCAACAACTGTTACTGCCACAGCCAGCGCATTCGTTGGTGGTTCTGCCAGTGATGTAAGCACAGGCGGATTCTTGGCTAAAGACACAGACGCAAAGTATATCACAAACAAGCTGAGCACTGTTACACTCAAAGCTGTAAAAGCAATTGGTGCAAGTAT